GACGATCAATATCAGACATCAAGTTCCAATCTGTCGTTGTTTGTTTCATCAATAGATTTCTTGTACCGTGAGAATTGAAACCAATGTCGTTAACAACTCGAAATAAACGCATGTGTTGTGTTGGTTCATTCTTTTCAAAAAAATCTACTGCTGGATTTTTCATTGAACCATCATCACCTATATTGAGTATAAATTCGTACCCCTCATTCTCCAAACGTTTTACTGTTGTATACCACCACTTCAATAACTCAAAATCATTGTAGTAGGTTACGTTCAACGATATCATGATGAAAAGTGAGATATTAAAAGGTGTTGATTATACTTTGTAGATATCATTTAGATTTTGTGTAGTCGTCAAATTCATCAATCCACCTCTGTGCATACATTGTATTGTTATAATCTACAAACCAAGGACCACCGTCCGTGTAGTGAATAGCCTTTGGGTACTCAAGAAGATAATAGTCATCGAGTGTATTCCATTCCATTGTAATACTACCAATTTCATCATCCTGTAACCAATCAAACTGGTGTAACTTGCGTCCTGGCATTACGGTATTAACATACTCTGGTGTCAATGCTCGGTTTGAAGGATGTGTATTGTTGAAGACAATTAAGCTTGCCCAATTCTTTCGTGGCATCGAGTGTTGTGCGACACCATCCATCTTTATACTTGTGTGTGGTATGTATGAAGGATGCTTTACAACACTAACAGCTTTTGTCGTATCAATACTGTATACGAGGTTGCCTATATCCTCTAAAAACAAAAAGTCACAATCACAGAACACAGAGAACTGTTTACCGAGACCGTACATCTCAATGGATGGAATCATAAACCGCGTGTAAGTGAAGTCTGTCGATTGGTTTGGTTCTTTAGGACGAGTATATGTGTCTATGTTCTGACTTTTTAAAAACCAAATATCAGGCTCATCAAACAATACTCTTTTTTTAATAGAGTAAGCACACACTTCTGCTGCAATATCTTCACGCTCGTCGTAACCAATGTATACGTTAAAGTTCATAAGTCAAGTGATTCCTAAAGTTATCATCGGGCATATAATTGCCGTACATATAGTGATTAATCGCAATCCGCTCACTAGCACAATTAAAACATTGCTCAATTCCACTAATATCCCCGAACAAGTTTTTCTTTACACTAATATATGCTTCCGGAAACGCATTACGCGATAGTTTCCCGCCGTCTGTAAACAACATAGATGGGACTTGCATAAACTTTGCTGGCCAAGCAGCTGTACCGTGATATCCGATAAAGCCTTTTGATCTGATTAATAAGCTAATCATATCAGAAATTGGGGTTCTATAATCAACCACAGCAACTTCGTATCTCTCCGTCAGCTGTTGTATAACATCAGGCCAGTATTCTGCAACAGGATCTTTCCATGCCTTGCCATAATCTTTTAACGACTTGGTATTACCTTGTGTCGAGTTAACCACAATTAGATTAGAGCCACCGATATGAGATTGTTTGGGAAACCAATGGTTGTGGTATTGATCTTTACTGAGGATATTCCAATCATAGTTCGTATGGTTAATATCTAAAGGATCATCAAACTTGTGGATTACAACAACATCTGTTCCTTGCTTTTCACAGAGTAGGTTGATAAAAGAAGCTCTTTCCCAAAGCGTCTCAGGATCGGAAGGATGTATTTTGTGGAACGGTCCATGGGGCCATCTAAACGTTAGACGAACGGGCGTCTCAAGTTTAAAAGAAACATTATGTGCATAACAAATTGGAGAAATGATATCGCCATAGCCTATCTTCCCCTTCCACTGAATATCAATCATTATATATTTCCGGCTTTTCTTTCTTGGTAAAGTGCATATAACACAAACTCTAGCGATGACGCCTCTACTTCCCATGGCAAATCAGAATACTCAACTATATCAGTATCAACGCTTTCACCCTTCCATTTATCATTGGCAGGATTCAACTCACCTTTTGCAAACTGTTTAACATGGACCATTTCATGAGCTAGTGTAATTAGTGTGTTCTTCAAACTACGGCGAGATCTAAGTTCTATAACAAACTCTCTTGGTTTGTACCAATCGTTATAATAAGATATACAACAATTTCCCAAGTCGCTAACCAATGGTTTTATTACTATTTCTATAGTAACATGCTTCAACATTTTTGAAGAAAGTAATTCGCTGGCGTAAAACCGAGTACCGCTGATCAGTTCCTGCTCTGTATAAGGATTTCTGCAACCGGTTACTATAATGTTCATTAGTCGTCTACTACGGCTTTTTCGATTCCATCACTTAAAACATTCCAAATATCGATAGGAGAGTTAAACAAAAACCAGAAGCATGCAAATGCTATGCTTAGTCCAAAACCTAAAACGACCAATGGATATACAACTAACCATGCAAGCGCTTTAACTAAAAACATTAACTAAATCCTTTAAACGCTTCTCTATTGAATTTACTATCACCGGGTTTATCAAAGACAGGGTCATCTTGCATTACACCTTGCTGCGCTGACTGTTCAACATCATACAACTTCATTCTAGGTCTATCTACACCAACAACAAATCTTTTCATAAAAGTTGGATCCCCATATCTATTCTTCAACTGCTTAAACATAATCTGATTAAGTTGCTGTAGTTCATCAGTAGTAATCATTGCAGCCATGAAGTCGACAGTCGCTGGTAGACCAAATGACTCCGATGTGTCCTCAAGACCTACATCCGAATTAGTAAATCCAGACCGAGTCGTCTGTGTTGCTGAAACAATTGGCACATTAAATTCTACTGCAAGACCTCGCAACTCTTCTGCAATTGCTTTAATATATGTGTACGAATTAACATTGGCACCTTGCTTGAGCCTACTAGACGCGCATATATTTAGATAATCGATGTATATGATATCAGGTACAAATTTCTTCTTCAAGCGTAGTTCGTTTAACAAATGTCTAAAATTAGCAGATCCAACGGAAGCTGTAGGATATTCCTTAATAATTAGCTTACCAATTGTTTTCTCTGTTATTTTTGCAATCTTTTTCTCGTAAACATCACGAGGCAAGAGAACCAGTTCATCAAGAGGCACATTGAGTAAGTTTGCATCTATACGTTCAGCAATTCGTTCCTCTGCCATCTCCATTGTAATATACAGAACATTCTTACCAATAGAAAGATGTGAGGCAGCACAATGACACATGAACAATGATTTACCAACACCCGTACCAGCAAGAATAACATTAAGAGTCTTTTTAGGTAGTCCACCTTTTGTTATTCGGTTCAGGTACTCTAAATCAAAAGGAATCCGCTCTTCCTTTCTGTGATAGAAATCATACCGCATCGATGCATCATCAATGAAGTCGTGTCCAATGTGTGTGTCAAACGATACAGAGAGAGCTTCTTCTAAAAGGGAAGGAATCTCGCCCGGTGTTTGTTTACCTGTCTTGTCATCCAGAATCTTGATTGAATCAGATATTGCATTAAAGATTGCTTTGTCCTTACAGAACTTCTCTGTCTGTGTGACAAGCCATTCCTCATCAGCTGGTTTATCTTCTAATCCGGAAAGACGTGATTTAAGTATAACAAACTCATCATTCGTAAAGTGTGCCTGATTTTCTATCTCGGTCTCAATAGCAACCTTGTTAGGAAACCTATTATACTGTTCGACATAGCTAGTAATAGTTTCAAATATAACTCGATCGCTTTTGTCATGAAAATATCTTACCCGCAAAAAAGGAATGACCTTACGGCCATATCCTTCATTATGTAACAGGTTTGAAAGGATCAAGTCCTCAACCATTTAAGCTCCCAAAGGTAGAAAATCAATATTAAACGAGAAAGAGATACGGGTGCTATCTGATTGCATTTCAGGTACGCAATGATACAACCATGAAGGCCAAAGATACAACACACCTTGTTTTGGTTGGATTGTCATTGACTCAGCTGCAAAAGGAGTTGCGCTTTGTTGTTTCAGAGGTGGCTCGTGCATACGAAACGCCGCGGTCGGGTTCATCAATACCAAAGGACTACATGTATCATCTACTTTAGAATAGAATGTTCCTGAGAAGTGAGAGCGAGAGTGATTATGTGGTGGATGGTAACCACCTTTACGCATTAGATTGACCCATAAATCAACAGAACACTTTTCTATGTTTAATTCATAGTCAACTTCTTCTGCATACCGTACAGCAATAGAATAGATTGCTTGACGTAGCCCATTCATGTGTGTAATCTTTTCAATCTCTGGTCTATTGAAAAAAGTACTGTAGCCACCTTCGTAGTTCTTTTGATCACCAGCAAGCCTCATTACATCTTCGTTTATTAGATGCGTAGGCAGGTCCATCTCTACCTCTGCAATAAGAACAGGGAAAATTGGATTAAAGTTTATAACACGGTCTCCTTGTGGACCAGGACCGGTATATGAAAACTCTTGCACATCATTCGTCATTATTTACTCCATATTTAAATTCTTGCTGTACTGCTTGTTCAAGCAGCGCCATCACTGATTCAGTATAATACTTCTCAGGTTCTTCGTTAATATTCTTACCAAAGCAACTTGATCCATCAGGCAACTGGTATCGCGTTGATACCTTCTTAAAGATCTTATACTTCTCTGCCAACTCTAAGAGGCCGTAGTACCGATCAAGCCCTTTGGCATAAGTAAGTAGCACTTCGATTTGGCTGTTTTCTTTTGAGAGTCTGGATTTGTACATCTTAACCCTGATGATGTTTCCAATGACGTCTGCACCATCTTTTTCTTTTCGTTTGGAGAGCATAGCAATAGTGCTCGCTGCGTACTTGAGACCTGTTCCACCACTCAACTCCTTTGTAGGCACGTATGAACCGACTAGCTCATATACGTGATTAGTCACTAACAACGGTATTTTAACCTTTGCTAGCTTTAAAGTCAACACGCGAAATGCTGCTTTAATAATTTGAGATTTGGTCATGTCTCTTGTGTCCTTACCTTCCAAACTATCTTCCATCTCTTTAGATGTAGACAACTGGCCAAGACTATCAAGAACGAACATCATTGGTGGACGAGTTTTCTCATCCTGTTTATCATATGCATCAATCATCTTCAACGCATGTGTTTTGAACTTTTGAATTGTATCGGGCTCTGCAATAATAACACGCGATGTATCAATATCACGATCATCCATCATTGATTTGGTAATCGCAGCTTCTGTATCGTAGTAGACTACTCCTCCGGTTGGATTTTTTTCAAGGAAGGATCGGACGACCCCAAGAATGAAAAAAGTCTTACCAGTAGCGGACTCTCCTGCAAAAGCAGTAACTTTATTATCAGGTACGCCACCATAGAGGCTACCCGAGAGAACAGCATTGAGAGCGTAGCTACCAGTATCAATAAACCCCCCAAACTCAGCGCTACCAATGCCGTCAGAGGCCATAGAAGTATCTTCATCTTTAAGCTCTTTCACCAACATTTTAAAAAATTCACTCATCCGCTAAATCTCCAACAAGTTCTTCCTTACAATTTGAATACCCACGTAAAAAGTCATCTGCATCAGCTTCTTGGCCTTCAGTTTTTAAATAGGGGTTTGAATATTTTTGATTTGCAAAAGCCTGATCATAACCTTGCTTGTAAGGTGCTTCTGCATATTTTTCAATTTTAGGCGTTTTCATCTGTCTTGCTCCATTTCTATTTGTTTCATGTAATGATCATATAATGTGTTGTATGCTACCATTATTGATGGTGATATCGTGCGAAATTGATCATGCTCTTGTCCAATTGCATCTGCAAGAGCTCGTGACAATCTAAGCTCTGTTGTTGTACCAATTGGATGTACTTCAAAATCTTTCATATTAGACCCTTATTAAAGTTAAATAAAATGATGATTGTCTTACCATTTGATCTTCTGTAAATAACTCATCGGTGCACGGTATTAACTTAAATTTTGCAAACTCTTTTAGCCACCATTCTTTTGGCCGCAATGTTACATGATGTGGCTCATCTAAGAATGTTGCTATACTGCAAATAAACAAACCGCCGACCTTCAAATTATTACGGATATTCATAATTAGACCAGAGATATCAATTTCCGGAATATGCTCGAGCACATCCCATGCTGTAATAACATCACATAGCCCTGTAACTTTGTTTTCATCAACAACAAAAAAAGGTTTTGTAATATCAGCCGTAAAAAGGTTATCAGGTATAGTTGCCCACTCTGCTCTTTTTTGCTTCAAGGAGTAATCGCTACCTTCTATACCTACCGCCTGATGTCCATCATCAAGCATATCCTTTACTAACCCTCCACCAGAACAACCAAGATCAGCAAGAATAATTTTTATACCATTAGAAATTTCATTGAGTCTTGCCACAAATTCTGGCTTATGTGTGTTGTCGACCATAGTACCTTTTGGTTCTATGTGATCATGACTCTCATATGCAATAGGAAAGTCTGTTATAACGGTTATCATAAGGTTTTTTTCTTTATATACGTGCTACCAATACCGTCGAGCTTTGTTTTAAACTGACTAATTTTCTGACTTCGGTTAGGCCATTTAATAATATCCATATCCGGATTTGCATTAAGGTTCTTAAGAAGAGGTATAACTGCATCATACATCTGTTGAAGCTTTGTAGTCAACACTTCTATTTCAGTATGATGTGTTTCTTTTTCTTCTTCTGCGATAGATGTAAGTTCTTTTTCATCGATGATCGTGAATCCGAAATCATCATCATCAAAAGAAGTTATCGATTGTCTGCTGGTCATTTTGTTCTTCCCACTGTATAGCTTGCATAATTGTTCTCAACGGCTCGAGGAATGCTTTATCAAACTGAGTATCATAGTCAAGGTAATTGTCCATTCCCAGTTCTTTGGGAAGCTTTCCTGGTGTTGCAATAACATTTGTAGGTAATGGTGATGAGTCGAGGACATAACAAAACTTAATCTTTTCACCCTCACCAATTGGTACATATTTTGCTCCGAGTTGTTTTATTCGAAGCAGATGATTATATATCAAAGCACCCTTTACATGGATTGGCGTTCCTTTAAGGAAATTGAGTGTACCTGTGTTATATGATTTCTGAGTTAGTACACCGCCAACGTATACATCTTTTGGTAAAAGACCCCTCACACTCCGTGGGAAAGCAACATCTTCAAATGGTAACTTCTTGAAGTCTTTGCGATATTGCTTAATAAACTGTTGAAGATCGTTCTCTTCCTTGTTCATAATAATATAGAAAGCGTTCTTCAGATTCTCTCTACATGAGGCAGGTGTAGACGAACGAACAGATTCAATTCCTACAATCTTGAGTTTTGGCTCACTATAACGGACACCTTCTAGATCCCACATATTAAGAATGTAATGTTTCTTGCCCGTCCATATTCCTTTGTTTGCAATTGCTTCACGTTTCATTTTCATCTTCTGCTCATAAGCAGAGACATAGTCCGCAAGATCTTGGTAACACTGATCAATGAAAGGTTCAAACTTTGTTTGACACACACGATCAATAAACTCGACGATCTGTTCTTGTGACATTTTTTCAACAGCCGGACCATATACCTTGTCAACAAGTTTATCTAATGTAATGTACATCGAGTCCGTATCGATAGCAATTACATAATCACAATCATCTGTTTTCAACAACTTATTGAGATACTCATTCATCTTCCGTTCTATCCAACGAATAGATAGCTGTCCCGATTTAGTAATAGACTCGGCCAACCTATTATCAAACCATCTAAAGAACTGATTAGACAAAGCACCATAAGCAGAGTTCAATTGAATCTTTTTAGCAAGCTGCATGTTATGGCAACGAGCAATCTCATTAGTAAGAGCCTGAGTCGGTGTTTGTTCGTATGCTTTCTTTGCAACAAGCATACGCTTCTTCCACGTTGCACGATCGTTGTACATCTTTTCCATTAGCGTTGGAAGAAATCCACGATTCGTTTTATCGAACAAACAACCTGTTGGTGTTATTGTACAATTGTGTTTGTTGAGGACATCTTTAATTGTGTCAAAACGAAGGAAGTAGTCTGCTTGCTTAAGGATCAGGTCTTGCTTTGTTTGTTCAACAATATCATGTTCAACCAAACCATCCATCTGAGATTTGATTGCCTCATATGTATTCGTGACCTCATCGGTTGAACGGGTACGGTCAAGCTCACCATCCAAAAACATATCAACGCTACGTGATGTAATCGCAAGATCATACTCAAGCATTTGACCTTTCAATGTCTCAGGTGAAATATTGTATTGCATGATCAGATGTGGATACAAACTATTCAAGTCAAACGATACAACCCATTTGTACATTCCAGTCTTAGGATCTTTAACATACGCTCCTTCAATCTGACGTGGCTTGTTACCACGCTCTTTAAGAGGGACAACAATCTTACGTTCAAAAAGGTAGTTATGAATAATAATATCCCACATACTCACTGTGGTGAGGCTATCAATCATGTTGACCTTACCGTCGTATGCAATAGCATACACTTGATCGAGCAACTTCATCTTCTGATCGAGCCTATACACCAAGTCTACATCTCGGATGTTATAGTTGATATAGTTACGAAAGTCGCCTTTGTAGAACTCGTCCAGTGTTTCAAATCCAAGTTCAGTGTAATCAAGTTTACGCTCACCCAACTCAACAAACGCAATATGATCGAGTTTAAAACTTTCCTGGTTTTGAAAAGAGAACTTTTTGTATAGTTGTAGATAATCAAGGACATTAATACCGGCAGGTATGTTCATATACTCAACGGTATTGGAGGGAGTTGATGGATCCTTTGTTGTTGTCCGAGCTGATGGTCCAGCATTAGGATCACGTCTTTGTTCCCAGAGATTCCACGGTGATAGTCTCTTTGCCATCTTCTCATCAAACAACCGAGTGATACGGTTTATCAAATAGGGAATATCAAAGAACTCAATATTCCAACCAGTAACAACGTCAGGCATCCATGCATCCGAACGCCACACATTGAGGAACTTCTCAATCATATCCCTTTCACTTACACACTCGACATAAGAGACATAGCTAAGCTCAGGCGTGTATGGTTGGAGACCGAAAGTAATAGCGTTTTGATTCTTACGGATAGTAATTGCAGTAAGTGCCTTATCAGCAGTCCTGATATTAGGGAATCCACCTTCTGAGTCGGTTTCAATATCAAGTGTAACAACGCTTATGAGAGTCGGGTCATAGTTGACCTCACCAGGAAACGTATCATTCATATACTGATAATGAAACGATTCGGGACCATACCCGAACATCTTGTAACCTTCAGTGTTTCTGTACTCGTTTATGTGTTGTGCAGCATCTCTCATGGATCCATGAGGTACTTTAGATACACCTCTCCCGTCAAGAGTTTTGTATCCTTCTTCTCCTGAGTTATCCGTCAATACAAATGTATACGGTGCATACTCGATGATGTCTTGGTATCTACGTCCGTCTTCATATCCACGGACGTAGATCTTATTGAATGCTTTAAATACGTGTGTGTAAAATTTCATAACAAATATTATATCACATTTAACGTCGAATAGCAACTAAGTTGTACTCAAATATTTTCCATGCCTCTTCCCACGACCATCGCATACTACCAGCCAATACTCTCTCACGACTTAGTTGCAAGCATCCATCGATAGCATCTTTGAGATTTTCATTCATAAAACCAGTTACGCCCTGTTCAATAACATCCATTGGTCCATCACAGGGATATGCTGCAACAGGTGTTCCACAGGCCATTGCTTCAATCATTACTATACCAAATGTTTCCCACTTACTAGGAAATACAAATACGTCTGCCAAGTTATAGTAATAAGAAAGATCGTGACCTGTTTTGAATCCTACAAAATCTATATCTGGATACTTTTTTTTGTAAGTCTCCAACATGGGACCATCACCCACCATAACCTTCTTGGCGCCCGGGTAATCAAGATTGAAGAAATCTTCCAAGTTCTTTTCTTTACTAACACGAGCAACACAAACGAGAGTCAATTCTGTATTTTGTCTATAAATTCTCGGGTAAAAGAAATTACGATCAACACCACGAGTCCATGAAATAACTTCTCCGCCGAACCCATGTTGCTTGAGTTCTCTGACCATAGATTCTGTTGTAGTAAGCACTTTGCCACTGTGCTTGTGGAACCAACGTACTAGAGGCCAAGTAATTGCCTCAGGTACACCAAATAAGGCTCTAATTCCTTCTGGAAACTTAGTATGATAAGCGGTATTGTAATGATAAGAATGTAATGAAAGATACTTTCTAGCCCACAGACCAAGAGGACCTTCTGTGGCGATGTGGATATAATCCGGATTGATCTCCTCAATCTTCTCGCCCATCTTCCTGGGATAGGCAATCTTGACTTCGTTGTAGCGAGGGCAATCAAAGTAGCGGAACCACCCGGGATGAAGCACCACAACGTTATAACCATCGCGAGTCGCGCACGCCTCAATATTTTTGTAAGTCGTGACAACACCATTAATTTGATCAGGTAAGTTATCCGATATAATCAGAATCGTTTTCGACGACATTCTTTTCCTTTATCCATGCTATAATCTCCCAGCGTCCGTCCCAATGTTCGACGAGTGCTGTGCAACTCTCGACCCAGTCACCATCATTCATATAAATGACGCCATCTATTTCTTTGATTTCTGCA